CCTGTCATACCTTGAAATAGAAGCACCATCAAATATGTCGCCATTAGCGATCACAGACTTTGGCTTAAACTCTTTAATCGCCCATAAAAGTCCTTTAAACGCCGTGGTGTGGATGCCGGGCCAAAAATGAGCATCACTAAAAACAATAACAATCCCATTTAATATCTCCAAGTCTTTGCGAGTTGTACTAGGTTTGGTCGATACATTTATTTTTGGTTTAGCAGATACTAGTGATTCACCATATTTAACTTCTAAAGCTCTGCGTCTGCGTAAAATTCCTCTAACATCCATGCCAACAACTTTTGCCATATTAGCGGCTGATTGATGTTGTTTCCAAAGCTCAATAAATTCTTGGTCAGTAATTTTTTGCATATATGAGCCTTGTTAAGTTTGGTGTATTAACACACACCCATGTGACAACACAATTAAGCGTATTCTCTTGTGCCTGATTTGTCGATAATTAACGACATAAGGCGTGGCTCATGTTCTTTTTCGTTAGGAATTGAGACATGAGTCCAACTATCAAACTCTCTGATTAGCTGGTCATAGTTTAAATCAGACGCTCTAATAGCTTGTACTACTTCATTAGGAGTCATACCTGGGACACGAAAGTCAGCGGCACAGCCTTTGCAATGCTGGCTGTTTGATAAACTTCCTACTGCAAAATTAACCAACGTTGATCTAAAGGCACTATCAATCAACAAGGGTTTGCCTAGTAACTCTCGTATTTTTTCTAAAAACTCTGCCAACCTAGTTAGGTTTGCAGTTTGTTCTTCATTGGGAGTATTGTCGTATTGTCTGTGATTAGTAAACGTCAGCTCTTCTAGAGTAAAGTGTTCAGTTAAATTCATTGTCTTGCCACTCCTTGAATCTTTTCTACTGTACGTAAACCGCCTAAGCCAAGCATACCAATCAATATAGGCATCATCTCAGACAAATCAGCAGGGTTTAAAACAAACGGTATTTGGTGATACACAGCTATAGCTTTAGCAATAGGCAAACCTATCCAATTCCACGCACAAGCAGAGCCACACACCCAACCTATAAAGGGTCTCCAACCAGAAACAAAAACAGAAGGGTTTGCTGCTTCTGTTTTATTGATTTCCATTTGACCTGCAATGACTGCTAAGTCACCAGACTGTTGCATTTTTACCAACTCTAATTTGGCTTGTGCTGCTTGAGCAGGGTCAGGCCACAGTCGGTCAATAACTTTGTTGCCTACATCCAACAATATTGAAACAGGATCAATACCCATGCTCTACTCCTTTTAGTTTAGAAAAAATCAACTCGTCAAACTCTTCTTGAGCCATGTTACTAGTAGCATCAATACTACCAACAATTTGTTTAATGTCATTAACAAGAAGTTCGTGAGCTTTAAAAGGATTGATCACGTCTTTGTGGGCAACGCCATCACCAGGTGTGACTACGTGGTTGTGACCAACAATAATGTTGCCCAAAGAATCTTTGTATGGTCTAGCCCTAAACCCTACAGTTTGTTTAATAGACTCTAAACCTTTTTCAGAAACGTACATTACTCTAACCTTTCAATGACTACTTGTTGAACATTAATTGTGTCTGTTGTAGTAACAGTACCAATTTGACCTACTCTAAAATCTAAAGTTTGAAGACCAGCAGTTACGGCAGTTGATGCAGGAGTAGCAGTAACAGTTAACAAAGCAGACCCTACTGCTACACCTACGTTAGCATTTAAATACCCAGTAACCCAAGCATTCGTTGTTGATGTAGTTTGAATCTCAAACTCAACAATCCAATTTGTAGTTTGAGCAGTAAGGGACAACACATTAGCTGTAGTAATAGCTGTTAAAGCAGTACCACCCCAAAAACAAGATACTGTCAATGCTCTAGCATTAACAGATGAGTCTGCTACATAAGTTCCATAAGCACAAACACGCCAACAACTTCCAGCAGAAGCTGTTTGTGAACTTAAAATAACTCCGCCACTAGCTAAAGTTAATGACCCAGGTACAGCAACAACAGCTCCAGACGTAGTAGTGTTCCTAGCAATAGAAGAAACATTTGTTATAGAAGATGTTTCAAGGGAAGAAGACTTAAGAGTAGTAAAAGCACCTGTACTAGGTGTGTTAGCACCAATGCTTACACCGTCTATAACTCCACCAGTAATAAACACAGCCGTTGAATCTTGGCTACTAATGCTTCCAAAAACTCTGTTACTAAGTTTTTGAAACCAGTCTCTCCAGACAAAGCTTTCGCCTATTTTGTCTTGAGGTATAGGGATTTGTTTAACTGTTGCCATTAACAATAGTCCATATCTTTGCAATAACCGTTCTTTTGAATGTCAGGTAACAGCTTCTCAAGCTTCTCGCCTATGTCATCTCTTATCATGCAAGAGTTGATCATGGTTACTTTTTTCTTGAAGGTCTTGTAGCAAACTTTACGAGCATCTTCAACAGTCTTACCTACACCAGAAACAGTCATTACATAGCTGCCACAAGTAACCAAACAAGGTTCAGTGTTTTTACCGTCTTTACCTGGTCCCATTCCCATCTTGACTTCAGACAGATGAATGTTCTTAGTAGCATCTTCCATAGTCATATCAAAGATAGGATACCCAGTGTTCTCTTTCTTTTTGACATTGCTGTACGGGTAGTCAGGTTGAGATACAACAATACCAACAGCTATGTCTTTACGCACCTTCAGTGTGTCTTTACCATCAAGGCTATCTAACATCCATTGAACAGGGTCACCTAAGTGCAGAGCTTGTTGGATCTGAAACAAAGGCCAACCAGGTCTAGTAGTGAACTCTAGAGGCCAAGGATTACCTTTGTCGTCAATGATGCAGTTGACATCAATGTAACCAGAGTAACTAATGCCATGCAAGAAGTCCTCAAGAGGTTTAAGAACCTTGTCAGCTAACAAAGACTCTTCTGTGTAGCGCATTACAGTACCTTGCTCACCAGTAGCAGGACCGTAGTCACCAGACATCAGCTTTTTAAACTCCCAGTTCTCAAGGAAATACTTAGAGAAACCACCAAGACCAAACCAACCACCAACAGCCATTTCAGAGCCAGCATGGAACTCTTGAAGAACAAACTCACCGTCATAGGCGTTCATCTTCTTCCACTTGTTCAACATAAACACCATATCACGCCAGTCCTTAGAGCAATAGCTCAAAGACTTCTCACCATCACCAACAGGCTTAGACACGTAACGCTTCTCTTTGTTATTAAGAACAAGAGCGATAGCGTCTTCGTACTTCTTAAACTTCTGCATAGGAATCGTTTTTATGCCGGCTCTCTCAAAGATAGCTGACCCGTACTCCCGATCCTGTTCCCAACGAGCACCTTCTACATTGCAGCCATAGATAGGGTAACCTTTGATGCGATACGGTTCTAGTTGCTTGATGTACCTGCTGTTATCAGTAACAAAAATTAGGTCAGCCCAGTCCATACTGGGTTCCCAATTAGCAACCTTCTTAAAACAATCTTCCATGCCATCACCATTCTCACAGCGAGTGCCATCAAAGTTGTTACGCATATACACACGGACATTGTGACCATGAGCAGAAGACTTGATAGCCAAGTCCATAGCAAACCCACAGTCAAACTGATCAATGATTAAGAGCTTCATGGGTTGTATGTTCCTTTAGCACGTTTGGTGTCACGACTCTTTTTAGCTTTAGCTTCAAGCTCTTTAGCCCGTTTTTCTCTAGCCAATTCTTTTTCAGTTTTAGCTTTGATGTCAAGTTGTCTAGCAAGAAGTTTAGTTGTACCGCCCTCTTCTTCACCAACAGCAGACATAACAGGAGATACTTGTGGTATTTGTTTTACAGCGTACTCACCTACATCACCAGCAATGTCTTCAAACTCATCGTCTGGGTGGTAAATAGGTTTGCCTGTAAATATTTTTTTGTTGATAGCAAGTTGACCTAGTGTTAACAACACAGGGTTAAAAGTAAACACAGGCCAGACTAAAGCGCTGACATCTTTTTTACCTTCGTATACATCCATACCTGCTTTGAGCAAGTGATATGGACCAGCTCTACGTTGTTCAGCACCTTCACCAAATACGGCTTCAGCCATTTCGTCCATCATAGGATACAAAACTCCCATAGCAACACCAATAGCCAGCATAGAGTCAACGCCTTCTCTAAAGTGAGCACGACCTTCTGGTGTTCTTAAGTTGCGAGGGTCAACATCCTTCATGGTATTTACCAATGACTTAACCATGCCATAGTGATACCTAGAGAACAAAGCAATGTTAGGGTTCTTAAGAGTCCAAGCAAGACCACGACTACCTAACACCTCAGAGGGCATACGATAGTTAGGCATGTGTCTTTCAGCTTCTGCAATAGCGTCTTTTAATTCCATCTTAACGCCAGTGCTTTTCTCTTGCCTAGCCATGATTTCACGAATGTATTGAACGTACATTACATCACGGGTAAACCACATAGCTTTATTAGAAGCGTTAGAAATACCGTTGTACAAATCTCCAACAGTAGTGCCAAGTTTCTTAGCTAATTGCTTCATGCTTCTTTGCATCTCAGGAGTCTCAAACATTTGCTTCTGAGCTTCTTTTTGGATAGCTTCAAAGTGTTTGTTCCTAGGATCAGCACCAAGAATAGAACCACCTTCACGCATAATGTCTCGGTAAAACTGGGTTTGATTACCCACATCTCTCCAAGCCAACCTAGCTGTGTCAGCAAACGTACCTAACCTACGAGGGTCAACCCAACCAGTAAACCCACGAGCATTCCAAAGGTGCATTACCTCATTGAACATGTGGGGTACAGGGTTCAACATCATGTTCTTGACAAGGGCATTAGTAGCCTTCATCCACATGGTGTTGTCCCACACCTTAGCAAAGTCATCAATGATTGCTGCTGCTTTAGGGTCAAAAGCCCACCCACGCAATTCAGGTATCAAACCTATGTTTTCAGGTTGTACATAATGTGGAGGTAAAGTTTTAGGATCTTGATCTGGTCCATGAGCAATTTGCTTAAACAACTCAGACTGTTTAAGATTATTAAGCAGTTCCAACTCACGAGCCATCTTACGAAGACCCATGTTAGCTAGACGAGCAGATGCCTCTGCATCATGCCAATAACGATACGGAGAATGCTGCTCAATGGCTGGTACTTTACCGTCAACTACAGTCAGCTCTTTGCCATCTGTAGAAGTAAAAGTATCACCCCGTTTAAAGTTTAGATCATCACTAAAACCTATCAAACGCTTTTGACCATCTTTCCATTCAAAGATTTGTGTGCCTTGTTTGATCTCACCTTTAGGTGTAGTAACGTCTTTAGGTTGTCTATGAAACTCAATGACACGACCATCATTAGTCTGATATACCTTGCGTTCAATAGCAGCGTTAGCTTGTTCAGCAACTTTGTCCCCAAAAGACATTTTGTTGGAAAACAATTCTTTAAGAGATTCTTTCCAACCTGGTTTTTCTTTTTCGTTAAACATACGAATACGAGATTGACCTGTAGCAAACTCTTCACCTACGTCACCACCCATAGCTCTGATCTTACGAACAAGAGCTATGTCCTCAGCATCAATAGCATCTAAAACTTTACCAAGTTCACCGCTAACTTTGCCACCATTTTCACGGATTAAAAAAGCAGCTTCACGAAGCTTGTCCATTTCTTCAAGACGTCTAGCAGCTTCTTTGTCCCATTTATAACGTTTTATAGGGTTAAGAATAGAAGGTCTTTCACCTAAATCACCAATAGAAGTTTTGTTATAACCAACAACATGTTCTGAAAGATCTTTAGTTGCAAATGTATTTACTTTGTGTAAAGCATCGTCCAGTTCTTTCATGTTATTAGGAACAGGGATAGATCGTTCGTTAAGATCTTTTTGGTAGTCATCAAAGAACTTAACAGCTTCTTCTTCTCCAAAGCGTTCGTGTATGTCTGTAGCGTGTTTAATCATCTCCTCTTCATTAGGAACAGAACGAGGATCAACTTTTTCAAACGCTTTAGCTACAGGTTCAGATGTTTTAGCAGCAAGATCTGTTTGTTTTGGATGTGTGCCTTCTTCCCACATTGTTCCATAATTTGGATGATCCATAGGATCATTAACTAAGCCAGCTATGTCGTCATAATTTAAACCAAACTCATCAACACCCTGTTGAACATCTTTTTGACTTTTGTTCCAACTGTCAATTTCTTCTTTAGAGTACCCGCGTTTTTTAGACCACTCTTCTGGAGAAAGCTCACCCATTTGGTTCCACAATTCTTTAGGAACTTTAGTATGTTTTTCATCAAACAAAACTTGTCTTGTGCTTTTAAGAGTGTTTACTAACCAAGCATTAAAATCTTCTAGCGATTTGCCAGTAGCAGCAACTTTGTCAAGAATTGTTTTGCCCCAAAAATTGTCTTTTAGTAAAGATATTTGATCATCACTAATGGGGTGTGTATCACTGTTTGGATAATCTTTTTTAACAAGCTCATCAGGTGCGCTAGGTGTTTTAACTTCTCCTTTAGGAACACCAGCAGGTTGATCTTCTGTAACAGCAAAACGTTCGTCACCAGCTTTACGGAGATCACCACTATGCAGCCCAGGTAATTCACCAGGAGGGTTTTCTAACACGTGGTCTTCAGGTATTTGACCAGCACGTTTAGCTTGGTCTACAGCAGCTTCACGATCATGGAAGTTACCACGTTCGTCTACAAACCCTTGATCGTGAGTATCAATTGTTTCTGCTTTACGTTCGGGGTCATGCTTAGGACCCATGCGTTCTATTTCACCAGTCTTTTTGTTCCTAATAGCAGCTTCTACCAGAGGAGCTTTAGCATCACGCTTAGCTTTTTCTTCTTTGACCTTGGTTTTAAAAGCATCAACCTGTTCAGGTGTAGCACCAGGAGGAGGTGGTTGAATATCTTTAACAGGATCTTTAGGTTTTGTAGGTTCAGGAGTATGCCCCAATACTCTTTCACCAAGTTTAGTAGGCTTAGTAAATGCACCAGCAGCAGCATCAATAGCCATAGACTTAGGATCAAGTACAGGTTGGCCTTCAACAGCACGTTGACCCATACCAATACCAGTCATAACACCAGAGCCTACAGCAGCCTCTTTAAGAGTTTCAGGTAATCCTGGACGCATAAACGGACCAACAGAACTACCAGTAAGTGAGCCAGCTAGAGAGTAGCCTGGGTATTGTTGACGTTGTTGTTCTCGTGTACCAACAATGTCTGTACCAAACACTTTGTCAAACACACCTTCAAGACTAGTAATGCCTTCATGAGCAAGGTAACCACCTATTACTCCACCAACAATACCTGTAACAGGTTTAGCCCACACAGGTTGAGGGATAGCCATACCAGCTCTAGCACCAACTAAAGCACCAGGGGTAGCACCCATACTCTCTAAATAAGAAGCCGTAAAAGCACCAGCACCTGTAACACGCTCTTCTTGTTTCTTAGTGTAGTCACCAACTGACTTCTCTAAGACACCTTGTTTAGTAGCAGGTTTGGCTTCTACAGGTTGTTTATACTGTTCCCAAGGTTTACTTGTTGGTTCAGTAGCAGGTTGTTGGTACTGCTCCCACGGGCCAGCCATTATTGTTTCTCCCAAGAACTAGGATTAGCTGGATCCCCGCCTTTGTATTTATAACCATTCTGTATAGTACCTACTTTAGGTGCAGCAGGTTTGTTACTAGGAACATCTTTAGCAGGAGCAGGAGCTGCTTTAACAGGTGGTGGTTCTTTATCCAAAGGAGGTGTATCTACAACAGCTAAACGTTGCTTTAGCTTAGTAAGGATCTGTTCTTTCCTAGGGAAGTCAGGAGCATTCTCAAAGGTTTCAATTTCTCTTTGAGTCTGTTGTTTTCTAAAGTCATTTAGTTTGTTAACAGCAGCAGTATAAGCTTTGGTACGCTTGTCTTCTTTGTATGCTTTGGGTTCATACCAAGATGCTGTCTTAGATTCAGTCATAAGTTTTTCAGCAGCGTTAACCTGCTCTTGCAAAACTTGCTCTTGTTTTTCACCAGATTTAATAATTTTATCGTGTTCCCTAATATAAAAAGCAGCATCTTTGACGTCTGTTTTTTTATCAGCACGAGTAGTTTTACCAGTCTCACGAAGGTTTTCTATTTCTTTTTTATGTTTAGCTTTTAAATTTTCAAGCTCTGTTTTGTCAACAGTTTGTTGTTTAAGCTTCTCCATTTCACCTTCATGTTTTTTCTCAAGCTTTTTTATGTCTTGATTAAACTTTGTTTCAAGTTCTTTTTCTCTAGCAGTAATTTTTTCAGTAGCAATTTTTTCAGCAGATGCAGTGGTCATTGCTTTAAGGTTTTGAGCAGCAGCTTCTTTGTTGTTTTCAATATCCAATCTGTTTTTAGTAATAAGCTTAGTCTTTTCCAACTCAACAGCTTTTAACTGTTCAGTTAGTTGGCCTTTAGCATTTAAAAACAATCTGTCAACAATCTGTTTCTTTTGTTCACCAGTAGCTTTAGCCCAATTTTCTGGACCAACTTGTTTTGTAATTAGATTTTTAGTTTCTTCAGGAAGGCGATTAAAGTATTCTTCAACCTGTTCATTAGGCACAGCATCTAAAACTACAGCAGCTTTAGCTATAGTCTCACTGTTTTGTGCAAACTGTTTTGTTTGAGCAGCAAGTTCTTGGGCTTGAATCTTCTCTGCTCTTTCGTACAGTTTGGCTCCTTCTTCAGTTAAGCCAGCGTGCATCTTTAGAGAAGCAGCTTTTTTAGTAACATCTAAGTCACTAGCTTTTTTACCTTCATCTGATTGCAACCATTGTTGTAATTGAGCAGTAGACTCTTTGTCTCGTGTGTACTGTATATCTGTAGCAAGCTTTTGAAGACGAGCTGTTTGCAAACGCATCTGCTCTTCTTCTGCCTTAGCAGCCATCATCTCAGGAGCATATTGCTTAGCAAGACGATTCTCTTGGATCTTACGTTCAGCAGCAGTTTGAGTAAGGTCTTTTACATACGGAGCTTCAGCTACGTTTCTTTGCAACTGCTCAACAGCACTACTGCCAGCAGCTAGGTCGGACATCATGTATGGCATAGTTTTATTCCTTAATAATCATAAATAGCTGAGCCACCAGATGTAAATTCATTTCCCATACTATCAAAACGATTACCACCAGAACCACCGGATTTATACAAAGCTCCAGCACCTTGAAGAATGCCACCAACACCTTGAATTTGAGCTTGTTGTGTTTGGTTAGCAGCATCTATACCAGCCATACCGCCTTGAGCAGGAGCATAGCCAGCACCAGAGCCAGTAGCAAGACGGTTCATGTAGTCAGTCATAAAGCCATAGTAACCTTGTTGAGCAGTGTTTTGAAGAGCTATTTGTTCGTTACCAGACCTCATCATTCCAGATGCAGCAGCACTCCGTTTAGAAGCTTCTAAAGAAGGATCCATAACACCTGATTTAAATTGGCTATACCCAGGCATCTTAGTGATGTCTGTCTCAGCACCTGGTTGCAACATACCAGAATACATTTCTCCAAGTTTGGCTCGGTAAGGAGCAAAAGGATCTACAGCTTGTTGAGCTTGTGATTGAGCTTGTCCAGGACTAGAAGTAAGAGATTTTACTCCTACTGCAATACCTACTACTGATGCTGTTACTGCGGCTGACATAACAATGTTCCTTTCCAAATACCGTTTAATTGCATTACTTGTCGGTAATCAAGAGTTATTTCTTCTCCAAGATCACCACCAGCCATGCCAGATATGTCTCGTATTGCTACTAGGAACATATCCCCAAAATCATTTTTAATAGCTATTGCATTAGGATTCTTAGAATGGTTAACTAGATACCCCGCAGGAGTTCTAAGACCACTAAGTCTCATAGGAGCAATGATGCTGTCTTGTTGAATTACAGCAGTAGAGAACATCCCTTTGCCTTGAATAGGAGAGTTTCCAGCACAGATGCTGTAAGTACCTTCAGGGAAAGAAATGCGATCTTTTTTGTAATTAACCGCTATCTCGATGTCTTCTAGAGTCCAACCAGACTCTTCAACCATCTTTAAGAAGTCTTGTCGATCTTCTTCGTGCAAAGGATATTGTTCAAGCAGTTTTTGTTCTTGGTGTTGCTTAAAAATATCTGGGGACTTAAACAGTATTGACTCAAGATATTCAACGTCAGTACTATTTGTTACGTAGATATTTTGCCACACAACATCCTCTAATGTATAGCCTGTTTTGCTTCCAGCCTTGGCTATAAACATATAAGGAGCTACCAGTGTTTGTACTAATCCTGCTCCATCCACAACACAAATGCTTCCTTTAAGAAGCACGTTCATGTGTTCAGATACGTGCTCTTGACCAACAATAAGAGTACCTTTGGGGTAATGGGCTTCCCTAATATACAGACCCCCACCAAACCTATGGATAACAGAATTAGGAGCTTGTTCGTTTTCTAAAAGAACTTTGGTTAACTCTAGTTTGCTTTCGTCAGTACGTATGTCAAATCCTTCTTTAACAACAACCGAGTTAACAGCTTCTTCAAGAATCATTTTCTATACCTTCCACCGCCAACACCTTGTTCTTGATCCATCTCACCAATCCTAAAATCTATCTCAGCCCCATCAAGTCTAAGTGGACAGTTGCTTGTAGACAAAAACTCCCAAGCCCTACGTCTATCAGCACCACCTAAATAAAGTTGAGATCTAGAAGCATTCAAGTCAACAGACCTATAGCTAGACCAAGTGTTGTAATCATCCCCAGAATGACGTACTTGCAAGGTCCCAGGTGTCTTGTCACCAACAATCTCAAGTCTTCCATAGAACTTACGCTTAGTAGTCCCGTTGTCTGCAATGTCAGTAACAGTACGACAGTAGATAGGTTGGTTGTTATCCCTGTACGTATTCACATCAAAATAATACAGGGTAGCTGTATCGTCATCTAATGTGTAGGCTGTACCATTCAATGCAGCAAAAAATGCTGGACGAAAGTAAGACTCTTGGTACGTACCAGGGTTAGGTTGATCACTGCTTTGAATAGAGAACTGAGTCCATGAATACCAAGTCTTCTCATTTAAGTCATACACCAAAGTCTTTTGGGTGTTATGCAATGTCAAGATGTACAGGGTATGTCCATTTATGGTGTAGCAGTAAGCAGTCACCTGACCTAGGTTATCAGCCTCTAAATGACGGTCTACAGCCGATGTAGAGACACGTATGGGGGATACCCCATCCATAAGGTACACAGAACGGCTATTGGTCTTTGTAGACCCTACCCACAACACCGTGTTACTAGTAGCAACAATACTATCCCCACTAGCACAACCAACCTCAGAAGTGTAGGTAGAAGCTACAGCCAAAGGAGAACCAGTTGGGTTAGCAGCATCGTAATAAAACTGAGTGCTAACAGCACCAAAAGCTATTAAATAGTTTAAGTGTTTAGCAATACCAACCAAAGTGTCAGTAGTCTGTTCAAAGCTTAGGTAACTAAGAGCATCCCAAGTAGTTGGGTCACCAACGTTAGAGTTGTATATGCGGTTGTTAGTAGTAGCAATAAACAGGTAGTTGTCTAAATACACAACCCCAGACACATACGGTCCTGAAGGTAACGTAGTCATAGACACAGATGAACCAGATTGGTTATACAAGTACCCGTCTACTTTGTTGTGAAAAAACAAATAGGTGTCAAGGAACGTCTTAACAAAATAACTTTGACTAGTTGAAGAAGACGTAGTACCCAAGGTACTTACAGCATAAGAAGAGCTAGGATTGACTTGGTAGATGGTGTTATTAATAACAGCTACAAGCTTGTTGTTAAACGCAGCTAACCCTTGGCTAGGTGTGTATGCAGGAGGTGTAACAGATACGATCTGTTTAGCAGCTACAAGCCCAGGACGTTTAATGAACTCACGCTTCTGATCTCTTGTTTCAAAGAAACAATTAGATGAATAAGAGTCCTTAGCAAAACTACCCGTCCTGCTTTCAATAGGTTGGGTAAGCGGTATACGTTCTGTAGCCATGCTTACCGTCCATAAGAGTTGTTAGAAGTAGATCTAAAGTCAGGTTGAAAGAATGTGCTGGATACTTCAACGTTCCAATCATCCAGTTGAGTCTTGTATGCTTGTGCTCTTGTAGCAATCTCTTGCCTAGCATTCATAGGAACACCATACTCTAAAGCTAACTGGTCAGCTAAGTTCCATACCAAACAGTTCATCCACTCATTAGGGAAGTCAGGTATGTCAGTAGCTAACGTCATGTCATTTAAAGGCATTTGAGCAACTACGTGTAGCTCAAGGTTAGCTTCAGAATAAGCATCAGGTGTTAGGTACACATACAGAATACCGTTAGTCTTTTTGCTATCGTAAAAGATTGTGTTAGCAGTACCAGTAGAAAACTTAGAACCCAAGACGTTGTACTCTTGCTTAGAGACAATCATCACAGGCGTATCTATAACTGGAGTGCTGCTAGTTTTACGGTAAAACCCTTGGATAATCTTAAGAGGTCTATCTGTAATAGCTACAGTAAGTGCTAACGTGTCATACATTAAATCACAACCACTACCACCCAATGTATAACTTGTTTGATTAGCAAACAAAGGGATAATTAACTCAGATGTTTTCCACAACTTAAGACCATCAGTGTTAAGTTGTTTGACAAGTAAATTGAGAGACATATTGGCATTGGCAATAGTCTCAGCATCAGGTGTACTACCAACCTCAAGCGTCCCTAACTTTCTTAAAGCTAAAGAAATGATTTGGTCACGATTGATGGTGTAGTTAGACGACATGATTGTTTACTGTGTTGGTTGAGTTACTACAGTTTCAGCAGCTTGTTGGTCTGCTAATTCAGCAGCCTGTTGAGCCGCCACTGCCGCATCGTATGCAGCTTGTTCTTCAGGTGTGTACTCAATGACTTTGGTTTCACCTGTTTGAACATTCATTTCAATTCTGTGTGTCATGGTGTTTACCTTATCTGAAAATAGCAACTGAAATGTAAGTTGCGTCAGTTGCTGCGCCAGAAGAAGAATTGTTTACAGAAAATCTAAGTGCTGATGCTGTAGGGGCAACTCCCGCTGTACTACCAATAACAGTTACAAGTGAAGTTGTTGAAAGACCAACGCTAATCAAAGAAACATAATTTGCATCTGTCATAGGAGTTGTAAAAGTAACTGTGTAATCTCCCACTGAGTTTCTTACAACAGTAGCATTACCTGAACCACGCACTGTTGCTGTTGTAACGCCGTTAAAGTTTATCCATGCTCGACATGAGTAGTTAATACCATCTACGTTTGTAGATGGATTTACAACCCCTCCCGCATTGGTTGTTATACCTGCTGATCCATCAATTACTGTTGTCATGATTAACCCTCGTAAAGAATGTTGACTGTGCCAGCATCAAACGTGTCAGTGCCGCCAACTGTGGTTATGCGTACTCGATCAAGAGTGCCGCTAAGAGCTATATATCCAGCATTTGTAAGTGCTGTTAAATTAGGACCAGTAGATATAAAATTTCCGCTACAAACCCAAGTGTTTCCAGTTATATTAGTAATAACAGCAGAACCATGCACTAAATAAGTTCCAAGGTTGGAATAAATTCCAAATCCTGCTGCTTGTGCAACCACCGCTACGGTTGATCCATTTTGAATGTTTGATTGACTTCCAACATATCCTGTGCTTGTAACAGGATTTTGATAGCCAAGTTGAATTAATGGGTAATTCGTTCCGCTTGTGCTTACGCCACTAAACATCACAGTAATTTTTTTAACCCATGCTGGCAAACCAGTAAAGTCAATTGAAGTGCCAGATGTAGACGCAACAGCAGTACCCTGAGTAATCCTTTGCATTTGCGCCCGTGACGCATTGCTATCAGTGCCGTAGAACTGACCGTTGTATTCAAGCTGTCCTGTGGCGGGAGTACCAGCCAGCGTGTCAGAAGTTAAAACAAGTATTGACATGGTTAGCCCTCGTAAAGAATGTTTATTGATCCAGCACTAATTGTGGCTGTGCCAACGGTTGTATTAACTTGAACCCTATCTAATACTCCAGCAAGTGCAATATATCCAGTTGCAGTAGATACAGCAGTGGTTCCTGAAAAAACAAACGTACCAGAACCAAGCCATAAATTTGTTGCTGGATTTACTAAAGTTAAAACAAATTGTCCTGAAACTGGCCCTGTATAACCACTGTGAGTTTGAATACCTGTGCCACTTCCATTGCTAGAATTGGTAGTCGTAGTATTAATAGCCGCACCAGTACTTGTATATCCAGAAGTTGTTACAGAGCCAGAACCTATCTGTATATTCATTCCAACAGTCGCTGAATATGTAACACCAGTCATCATTACAGTGATGCGTTTTGTCCAAGATGGTATGCCTGTAAATGTAACGGCTGTACCACTTGTAGGCGTAACAACAGAACTCAATGTATTGACAGACATAGTGCCTGTAGCCGCTTGCACAGTAATAGTGTTTGACCCCGCAACAGCAGGGGCGGCAAGTGTTACCGTTCCTGATGTATCGCCTGATATGACAAGTGAACTCATGTGTAATCCTTATGCAATGACCCAACGTGAGCCAGTTGGAAGAGTGACTGATTGACCAGACGCAATAGTGATAGGCCCAACAGAGTGGGCGTTATTACCTGCTGTGATTGAGTAGCTAGTGTTTACAGTTTTACCGTTCTCATAGAACACAGCATCACTACCTGTACCAGTAGCACCACCACTAGATACCCAAGCACTAGCTGCACCGTTATAAGCTTCTAACTTATTAGTGGTAGTGTTAAAACCTATAAGACCAGCAGTAGGGCTAGCAGGTCTTGTACCAGTTGTCCAAGGACCTTGTACAGAACCTACAGAGAACGTACCACGAAGAGAAAATATATTAGCAGCAGTAAATGTGTTAGCTTCATCTAGCTTAGGCAAATCATTAAGACTGGCTGAGACTAAACGCAACTCAACTTTATCACCTGTAATCCAAGCAGAAGCAGTTGTGTTGTCTTGAGCACGAGTAATGGTAAACGTGTCAGTACTTCTAGCAGTAACTTTAATGATCTCAATTGTTCCAACAGCGTTAGCAAGAGTACAGTAGAAGTAGTCTCCAGCACTTAGTGTTGGAAACAATGCTCCTTGACCTGTAGCAACAGTCAAGCTAGTAGCAGAGCTGTTAATGCCAGCCGCCAGTGTTGACGAGGCATTGTTAGTAAACTTCATCACCATAAAAAATTCTCCTTAACCAACAGTGATTGTCCAAGTCAACAACAGTCTGTCTTGATCCTGTTTACCAATTGTAGTAAACACAATATGAGACAACATTGTTCCACCAGAGACAACGTTATTAAAAATACCTGCTTCAGAAATAGGACCAGTACCTACACCAGGTAGGTAGTTCTTAACCAAAGTAATTACGTTGTTAGCTATGGTTGCAGAGTCAAACGAAGTACGAAGTATTTCTGTTTGCAAAGCTGTGTCAGTAATAACAGCAGCAGTAGTGCCTGTACCAATAGCTACAGCGTTAAATGGAGTAGTGCTGTTATTAATAACAGCGTTAGCTAAAAAATTCTTTCCGACTTGAACAATCAAGTTCTTTTTGCTAACGACAACAACATCGTTTAGCTTTAGCTCTACTTCACCTAACAGACTAATTGTTTCGTTCATTTGTTAAGACCCAAAAAATTTATGGCAGAGCCATTTAATGCAGACGGAGAACTATGTATTTTAAAAACATAGGCTTCTACTACGCTAACTGAATCTGTTTTATTTGTTTCACCCCAAATGAAATGATCTGATTGTTCTGGTCTTGTAAACGGAGGAGCTTGTTTGTCAGCTACACCGTGTACAAAGTCTTGGGGCTGTCGTATCTCCCAATCCCCACTACAAACCATTAGACCATCCCAACGCATTTGTAGTTCGCTGTTTTTATACTGACGACCACAAACGTCACAGATGACGTTCCAACTTCCGTTATCCCATCTAGGTTTGTACGACATTATTGCACTTCGGTTGTACTATACACGGGCAAGTCTCCCAAAGCAACTAACGTGCTTCCAGCACTTGTAGTCACAGTCATAACAAGACGGTAGGTAACACCAGCTACACCATTCTGTACTTGTTGATATACCTTGTTCCCTACAATAGTAACTGCACCAGACAACAAACTAGACGGACTAGCATCAACACCATCTACAACAATTACAGAACAGGAAGCTGTAGACAAAGTTTCTCCTGCCGCTAACGTTTGACTAAAGTCAAAAGACAGAGGCTTTGTTTCAGCAACAAACTTGTAGGAAAAATATTCAGCCATTTACGTCATCCTATTTTGTAATTACTATGTTGGTCTTCTTTGGTTTGACTAGTATGTTATTAAAACTAGCAAACACTTGAACAATAACTTTCTTGGTAGGGACAATTATGGTGTCCTCAATATTAGCAACTATCAATCTATAAAAATAGACGACAACACTAGTATAAACGGTTGTTACTAATAACACAAACCTTGCAGTGATAGTGTTGACGTAAGAACTTGTAGTAGACACAGCAAGAAGAATTAAAGCTCTAATTTTTTGTATTGTTGCTGTAGAAGTAACCGTAGCAGCTATTGTTTTAGCAAAAGTCAATAACCTAACCATTGTGTTTGTTGTAGTTACAAAAACACTTAGTGTCCTAATAAACAAAAACCCATAAAGTAATGTTGAGGTATTACTTACAGATGCAGATACTTTTTTACCTACAACTTTAATAAACAAAACAAAGCTAACACAAGATGCAACAACTGCTTTATTAGTTCGTTTTATTAATGTTACAGAATTAGTAGATACAACACTCAAAGCTTTTAACAATAATTTAATAACACTAATAGTAACAGTAGAAGTCGTAGTAGCAGACACTAATTTTGCAATACGTTTAATAATGTTAACTATAGAAGTACTAGCAACAGATATTACTTTAAAGGTTTTACGTATTAATGTGCTAGTGTTTGTAGACACAACAACAATAGTTTTGCCAACAAATTTAACTACTGTTGCTGTAGAAGTAGAAGTAATAGACAACAGTTTTAAATAAGCAAAACTAGCTACTAAAGAACTAGTAATAGTACTTGCGTAACTAAGGGTTGTACTCACAGCTTTAAACAAAGAAACAATGCTATTAGTAACAACTGTTTGTGTTGTTTGAATTGCTTTAAAGACAGTGTTAGTGCTTGCAACAACAACAGACAACAATCTTAAAAACACAAAAGAGGTTATTAAAGAATTAGCAACGCTGCTTACATAACTAAAAGTTTTGTTAATTTTGTTTGTTATTGTGTTTGTACTAAGTACTCCGTTTGTTGTGCTTGCAACAGAATCATTTATAGCGTTGCTGTTTATAGCAAAGTTGTTTAAAAACCCATAGCTAATGTAACTGGATACAGTTAGTATGACGTTTACTATTCTGTTAGCTAACAGCGTTACAGTGCTAGAACTAAGCACAGTTAAAAGTTGTTGTAGTGTTACGTTGCCACTAGTGGGAATAGAAGCAAAAGGAGTTTGAGCATAAGCAGAAATGCCAAACATTTTGTTTTAATACGCTTCAAAAATAATTACGCCGTTTTGACCAAGGCCAACTGTTGTGCTACCAATACTTCCACCGCCTCCAGCCCCGTATCCAATACCATCAATTCCATTGTTTATAGCAGCACCAACAGCATATCCACCTGCACTAAACATATTGCTACCGCCAAATCCAGATTGTTGTGTTGCAACTGTTGTTGCACTACCAAACGCACTACCACCATATCCACCACGAATATTTATATCTCCACCAGTGGCACTGCCACCAAGACCGCCAGCAGTAAAAGATGCGGCATAGGCAACAGAAGTGCCAGCAGTACCTCCAGCACCCGTAATATCTGATGCTAAGGTATAAGTGCCAGATGTTACAAAATTAGGCTGACTAACGGCATTAACAGTGTAAGTAAGTGTTTGTCCAGCAGTTATAGCAAGCCATTTAATTGCAATACCACCAGCACCACCACCAGA